TAATTTAGATGGCATGTTGCTCTGCCTTGGTCTGTTAATGATATAGCTAAGATAGGTGCTACCACCATTCCAAATGTAATAACAAAAAGCGAAAGTGCTAGTCCTTTAAACATCGTATTTTTCCCATAAGTCATATTTTCCTTTTAGCGTTAATAGAAGATCCTCAATATTACGATATAGCTGTGGAAGTGTGCCGTTATTGTCTATGACATAGTCTGTCATCCACGGTTCAATAGTATTACTTGAAACATCTTCTGGAGGAAGATGGTCTGAACGATCTACCCAAATAGCAGCATCGAATAAGCCGTTATTTTTAATAGAATGAAACTCACGCTTGCTTCGAAGTCCACAATATATGTCAAACGAGGTAAAGATCTCTCGGCCAACCCTAGCAAGATCTTCAGTACAGTAGTCTGATATTAAATCATACCATTCTTTGCGATGAGCAGCACGATCATTAAAGCATTGTTCGGCAGAAGTATAGCCGTACAGATCTTTAAGTGCTGGATAGATTATATTCTCAGCGACGTGTACCGAAGATGATTTAAACGTCAGATGGTGATTATCACGTAGGTATTCAGCGACGGTATCTTTACCGTGGCGACCATAACCAACAATTAGTATTTTCATTATCTACCTTTATGTGTATAAAAAATATGTGTATCAATCTTAGCAACGCGTTTCATAGCTTTGTTCCATGATGGATTAACATAGTCTGCGTGATAGAATGTAGCGCCTTCTGTGATATCCATTACATTACCATTATATACTGCTTTTGCGATTTCGTAAACCTCATCGTAAGCTTTTTTACTAGATGGTGTATCAGATTTACCGTCATGCGTCCAGGAAAACTGTTTGCGTTCCCAAACTACGTCACACACAGTATCAGGAAATGCAGAATGTGTTACACGATTCATAGTAACATTTCCTACAGCAACTTGACCTGCAGTAGACTCAGTAAGAGCCTCGAAGTAAATATTATCAGCTAAACATTTTATTTCTGCTGCGTCAGTCTTATATGCATTTGAACACGCAGCTACAGTCCCGGCGACGATTGCCGCAGTTATCATATTAGTCATAAGTCCATTCACTATTTGTATGCCTTTTTTCATAGTATATATATTACACTATTTCAAATCAAATGTAAACCCTTAATTTAAATTAAATTAAGCTTTCTTTTCGATGGCAGTATTTCCGGTGCTCATAAGATCTAATATATCTTCCTTTTTAATCATGTTTATAATAGTATTAGTAAGATCTACTTCTTTTTGTAGAAAGCCAATCTTACCGTGTAAGACCTCAAGTTCTTTTAAATAGAATTCGAGCTCCTTTTCTTTGCGGACCTTTTGTTCAATCACATCCGCTATAAGAATAAGTTTCTGTTCATTCATAGCTTTTTGGCACCTGTCCTTTGCCACCAATAATCAATATTAATATTTAAAGCCCAGTTCTCTGCAGCATCTTCTACATACCTGAGAGAGTTATTGGGGAATTCTTCTGTAAAGAATTGTATTTCATTTTTATTGAAATACTTAATATGTGCTCTTTCTTCTTTATAATCAAACCACACTTCGGCATAACCTTCGCCAGGTGGATCTGCATAATATGTGGATATTAGTTTATTATTCGCCATGTACAAACTCCTCTACCATTGGAAAGATCTTAGAAATTGCTTGTGCCACGGCTCGTGCGACTTCCATATGTTCTTTCTGTGTTCCGTTACTGGAACGTAGTTCGATAAAGTGCACCCAACTACGTAATGTTCCATTCATATAAATTCGTGATACAGTATTGCCTTCTGGCAGTACCGCCCGTGCTTGCTCTTTAGCAATCCCATTATCAAGTGCCCATTTGTAGGCCATCTTAGCTTCAAAAATAATTTGAGCTTGTTTCATGGCCCATGACTTTTGAAGCTCGTCATCATCTGTCTCTACTGAGTTTTGGCGGTTCTTAGGATCTTGCAGACGTGCTTCGCGTAGAACAAATGCGTCGTCCATGGCTCTTGGGTCTGCATATCGTTGACTGAACTCTTGAAAAGAAAATGAACGATGACGAAGAATCTGGCGTGCAATATCACGAGTAGTATCAATACCAATAGTAGCACTTGCCATTTCTAATGGTGACCAATGCTTATGCTTAATAAGATATCGTACAAGCTTTTCTCCGCTGTCATTATTAAATTGATTGCCAGGATTACTTACCCTTGCGCAGTACGCAATAAGCTGTAATGCATCGTTAAATTGACCTTTAAATTCTTTTGCAGGAGCAGGCTCTACAACTAGATAGGCTTTCATTACATCTGAATAATGTTTCATCAATTATTTCCTAGATCAAAAAGAGGATTACGAGAACCTTTCATATCTGAACCACCGAGAACATATTTTGTATAAGCTCTACCACTTACTTTATATTTAATAAACGGTTTGTTTGTTTGGGCTTTATTAGGATTAGCAATAGTAATAACGATATCTTTACCTTTCCTCAACGCATCAAGTTTACGCAACATCTTGTCAGCATTACTAACATACAGGCCGCTGGTTTTCATTGAACTACGACGTTCACCCTTTGATGTATTGCCTGAGCTAGTCTTTTTCTTTCCCATTTCACTTCTCCTAAAATTTAAAGTCCGAAAACTTTTGTTGATCTTGACCCTGTTTAGTATTATCAAATGTTGGCCGATCGTCTACCAAATTCTGATCAGTGTCGTCTGCATCATATAGTCGCATCTTGCTCTTATCAATACCAACTAAGAACCGTTTATTATTGCCTGGATCATTGTATCTATTCTTTAATTGTTTTACCATTATTTGACCTTGAGTTTCTAGCTCTTCAGTTGATACTAAGGCAAACATTAAATCTGCGGTCGCGGGTAATCCAAAAGACTCGCTCGTATCTTCAAGCCCAGGATCCGAGCTAGAATAACCAGTACGAGTCGTTTGCGTTGCAGAGACGATCGGTAGGTCGAACTCGACCGCAAGACCACGTAGCTCTTCAGCAATTGCCTTAATGTAAGCATAACTATTAACAGATCCTCCCATCTTCATACGTGACGATGCGCATATATTTAAGTAGTCTATCATAATAATATCTGGGCTAAAGGTTTTCTTTAGCTTAAGTTCGTTAAGCAGTGCTCTAAAGTGATTAGAATTAGCACTACCTGTTGGATATTCTTTTACAATAAGCTTTCCATTTGTTTTAGTTTTAATACGGTTGACAGCATTAGTAAACATCTCTTTGCTCATTTTGTCTATCTGATCAATAGGAATATCAAGTAGATTAGCATCGATACGTTCTGCAATACGTTCTTCAGACATTTCTAAAGTAATGTATAATACGTTCTTACCCTGTGAAAGTGCTGCTGCAGCGACATGACACATAAACAATGATTTGCCGACACCAGTACCTGCAAGTGCAATGTTAAGTGACTTATTAGATAGACCGCCTTTTGTAATAGTATTAAGTAACTCAATATCAAATGGGATCTTTTCTTCTTGTGCATGGTAAAACGCAAAACGTTCTTCTACATTCTCTAAGTAGTCGTGACCAACATTAGTATCAAATGTAACACCTAAAGCCTTTGTAAGCAAGTCAGGTAGTGCATCTTTTGTAAGCTTCTGATGCTTACCATCGATAATAGAGATTGATTCCATAACAGCATTGAATAGCGCACGGTCTTGACACCATTTCTCTGTACGATTATAAAGCCAAGTTTCATCTACTTCCTCTTTGCGGAATATCTCTGGTATGATTTCTACTGCATGACGGTACTGCTCATCATTAAACTTAGACGATTCGTCTAATTCAATCTTGTATGTTTCAGCAGTAGGAAGTTTATTGTACTTAACTACATACTGTGTTACTTCTCGAAACATCTGTTGATAGACGCCTTCGAAGTATTCAGGTTGTATAAATGGTACAACTCTGCGAGTATATTCTTCATTCGTAAGTAAGTTTCTTAGAATGGTTTGTTCTATGTTACCTGTAATCATTAGGATCTTTCATGTAATAGTAATTGCTATCCATTCTAGTGCCTTCTGTGTAATCTAATACACCTGATGCTCTGATCTTTGTAGCAGAAATGTTATGGATATCTTTACCTAAATCGTGTTCCGTGAATGTATAACCAACATCTCGACCGTAACTAATGTCTACGATGTTTGGTACTGTCATTATAACATATTCTTTACCTGATGTAAACCCTTCAGCAGCCAAGTAGTTTTTAATAATGCTACTAACTCTGTTGGTTGATAGTGGATTGTCTTTGCCTTGAGTGCTTCGTATCATAATACAAACTTGACCGGTTTTAAGTAAAGCTCGTTTGAACAACTCAGTATGACCTTTATGCCACGGTTGCCAACGCCCTAGCAGTTGGACGGTTGGTTTTTCAAAGTCAAACATTCTATCTTCTCCTTGATCTTTTTAGTAAGGGCATTAACCTGTGACGCATCCATATATTCTTTAATTTCAAAAGTACACTTAGCAGGCTTCTCAAATAATATATTTGTATTTTGATAAGGCCCTTCCATAGTGGTATTCATCCAAATAGAAATGTCTGCATCAAATTGTGCTCTAGTTCGAACAGTAGGACATATAAAATCGCAGATTACTGTTCTACCATATAGCGACTCAAAGCTAGCAAATGTGTTCATACGTCTTGACTGTCGTAAACGTCCAGCATCAGAAAAATCCCAATCATTTGCAAGCTTACGAATAAGATCTGCATTATACCAAGCACAATCTAATCTTTGAGATAATCTTTTTGCTAAATATGTTTTTCCACTTGTAGGCAATCCGAAGACTAATATCTTCATCAGCGCTAAGCCGTCTCAAAGTTGTACATAATTGTACTAAGCACATCTTTTGCATAAACTTGTAGATCAATATTATCTTTAGATACTTCTACATCAGGTGAAGATATAATTTCAAATGAGAATTTAAGGCTTTGACCATCTTCAGTAAGCTTTAGCTTTTCGAACTCTATAACAGTTTCAGTAAACTGACCATCAAGGATACGAACATTCCAGTGTTCATTCTGGCCTGGTATTAGTTCATAGTGCTCGTTTTCCTTTAATACTCTACTCATTATTTTAATCCTCTTCTACGATAGCATCCATATCTACTAATGATTGGTGACCAATGCTGTACTGCTTTTGTACAAAGTCTTTAAAGTCAGTCTTTGCAAAGATTGGATCCCAGAATTCAGGTGTAAGTGTATCCTTTTCACGTTTCTTAGGTTCAATCAATTCACCTGTTTCTCGATTCACTGGACAATACCAACCTGCTCCAGGTTTAGAAACATATCCACCAGCCATAGCTACATCAAGCAAACCAGAATATTTCTCTACTCCGCCTTCCCATGATACACTAATAGGAATCTTAGACTT